GCGTGTCGGACACGCTCACCGTGGCGCCGCCACCTCCACCACCTCCTCCGCCAGGGGGACCCTGCGGTCCGAGCGTGAACGGCACCCATTGAACGCTGTTGCCGTCGTTGTAGCGGATGTACGTGTACCCGGTGTCGCTCTCCCACCAGATCATGCCGTCTGCTGGTGAAACCGGCGGCGAATCCGACACCGTGACGGTCGCGCCACCCGTTGGCCCCGGCGGGCCGACGGGTCCCAGGTCACCAGCCGGGCCGAGCGGGCCGGGCGGGCCGCGCGATCCCTGCGCCCCCGGATCGCCCATCGGGCCGCTCGGTCCCGTAGGTCCAACCGGTCCTTCCAACGCCACACTGAAACCGACCGGGCCGCTCATCCGCGTGGCGCTGGGATCTTGCAGGGGCAGCTTGTCGATCAGGGTCGGGGCCGGCTTGTCGGTGCCAAACGCCATCGCCAGGGCGTCACTCCAGGTCCCCATATCCTCGGCGTACGCGGAACCTTTATTGGCCTTCCACTGCCAGATCATGCCGAGCTTGAGCAGCCGCTCGTCGAGCAGATAAACATCGTTGTCGTTTGCGAAACTCGCGCCAACGCCGCCGCCGGCTAAGCTGACAAAGTTCTTGCTTAAGTACGTGAACGTTGCAGTTTGACCGACTTCGAGCTGCGGCCAAAAGTGCACCTGCCCGCCGTAATGAATCCACTCGCCGCGGCTGTCGGCGTAATTGCGCATACGCCGGTTTTGCCACTCGTTCAAATCCGGGATGTAGCGCATCGGATAGACGGTCTGCACTGACCACCAAACTTCATTGGTCAGCAGAAACCGTTCAAAATCCCCCGGCGGGGTAAAAACGATGCCGGGACCCGTGAAAATCCCGACGCTCCGCATCACCGCCCATTCGCGCGTATCACCAGCGATCCGCTTGCCCATCTCGTTAGCGAGATCGAGCATCTCCTGCATCGTTCGATTGGTTGCAAGGCCGCCGAACACCGTCGCCGGCCGCTCGACGCCGACGACAGAGCAAACCTCGCGAACGACGCTGAGCAGGCTCATCGGCTACGCCATGACCTTGGCCGCGGGAATATCCATGGCGTGCTTGATCAGGCTCTTCTTGGGCGGCTGCCCGACCGGATAGTGACCGGTGTGGGTATGGATGAACTCCCGTAATTGCTCGACGCTCATGTCCTCGAACTTGGCCTCGGCCGCGATCCGGCCGCCGCGCAATGCGTTGTTGTCCTCCTCCAGGGTCTGAAGCTTGGCCCGCATCGCGTCCAGGTCGGCTTGCATCTTGATATCCGGCACACGGGACTTGCCGGCGTTGATGTACTCTTGCGCCTTGTTCTTCATATCGCGGCCGCCGGGACCGAGATTCTTCAACTCGGCCCCCTCGACCGCGGCGAGCGTTTCGACCGTGTAGATATTTTGACTCTTCAGCTCAGCTCGCTTGCCCTCGGTCAAGAACGCGGCGAAATCCAGCGGGGTGCCGGATTTTGTCTGCTCCTGATGATCCTTGAACTGATTGTATTGCCGGCGAAACCGTTCGGCGTAGTGCACTGGGCGCTGCTCGCCGGTGTTTTCATCGATGGTCCAATGGCTCATCTGATGCGCCGGATAGACGCCAAAATTGCGCGAGCCTGGGAAGCGGATTTCAACCGCCTCGATGTCATCGAAGATCGGACGGCCTTCGCTGTCCGACTTGAGCTTGTTTTGCTGCGCAAGATTGCGGAAGAGAGGGACGATCTTATCGTCCCCCGGAAGCTGAATGGTCATGAGTCACCTATGCCGCTGGGTTGCTGTCGTAGAAACGCCAGTTGAATAGGGGATTGACTTGCGTCAGCTCGCCCATGAATCCGATGAACTGGGCAATGGCGTCCTTATCGATCGGCATCATCCCCTGGCCGTCGAACAGCTTGTCGAAATTACGCGACGGGTGATAACGCAACCGCAATGAATCCGTGTTGAGACCCAGCGTCGTATTGGCGTCCATGTTGGAGCCAATGCCGCCATCCAGCACGATTTCGGCCCGCTTGCCGCCGCCGATGTATTCCAGCGCGGTGAAACCGAGCTTGCCAAGGGAGGTTTCATTGGTTTGCCGCTGGATGGCGACAGTAGCCGCATCATAGGCAGCGTAATGCTCAGGGCTCATCAGCAGCAGATCGGCATAATCGCGGCCGCGGCTCTGCTTGGTCATAATGGCATTCAAGAATGGGCGGATCGTCGTTGCATTGACCTGGGTGCCGATCGCCGTGAAAGCCGTCTGCGCATCGAACGTCTGGGTGCGCCAGATCGCATTAGCAGCAGGCGCGCGATCGATGCCGCCGTACACGCCGGTATTGGTGATGACGGGAATCGCCGTCTTGAAGCCGGTTAATTGCTTGCCGCCGTTGGCGGTGCCGTCGGAATAGATCGCGGCATCCATCGTATCTGATAAACTACGCTCGGCCGCGTCGATATAAGCGTCAAAGACATCGATGATCTCGGCTTCGCCCTGGTTATTTAATATCTCCTGCATCGAGAGGATGACAGGGACCACCACCATCTTAGGTTCAAAGAAGGCGTCATTGAACAAATCAATGGCAGGGTTGAGCAACTGATCGTAGCCCGAATACCATTGGGCGACCTGCTTGGCGATCTGCAATGTCTGCCGGATGCGCGGGCCGCTGTAGGTCTGCCAGAGACCCTTCCGCTTGGTCACGGCCAACGCGGCATTGTTGTTAGACACAAGATCCTGATAATCGCTGGAGCGATCCTCCAGCGATAACGACAGCACTTGCTGATAGAAGACGGATGAGTTGATATTGGCCATAGCGGCTCTCCCCTGAGAAACATCAGAGCGAGCCGCTTGCACGCCTCAGTGCGTTGACAATTGACCCGCGACGAGTGGCCGATTTTCTCGGGCCCGCGCCGTTGGCCATGCCGCCATCCGGAGCGCCTGAGATCGACCGATCAGCGTTGCGCGTCTGAGGCGCGGGGCGTTGCGTGCGGGTCTGAGCCGCGGGGGTGCTTCCAGGAGGGCGTAACAGATTAGCCCTCTTGTAAGCCGTCGGTAGATTGAACCCTAGTCTTAACTCACGTTCGATCAGATCGGCAAGCTCATCAAGCCGTGGGTTCTTCTCGGCAAACTGGTCAACCAGCCCCCGCGTATGCCGGAACCGTTGCGCATAGTTCATCTGCGCTTGCTGCTGCGCCAATGCCTGCTGATAGCGCTGCATCTGCGTAAGCTGCTGGTGCAATGCGGCCTGCTGGTTCTGCGACTGCATCAACTGATGCTGCTCGGGCGTGCGCGAAAGGACGTGGTAAGCGATATCCGCGAGCCCGAGACGCCGGCCATCCGGAGTGCGGAGGTTCAAATTATTGACGATGATATCCAGGCCGCCGATCGGGTCCTGACGCAGCTTGTTCTCGATTCCGACGTAGTTTTGCAGGGCCGCTTGCAGCGTCGTTCCCTGCCGCTGGGCGAGATCGTGGTACGGCCGGATCGTATTCATGGCCGCGTGGTCGCCGCGGTAGCGTTGGTAGGCGGCGCCGAACTCCCTCTGCATCCGGTGCACTTCGCCGCGAACGCTCTCCGGAGCGGCCGCCCAGTCCCGCTTGGCGTGGTCGGCCATCCGCCGCGGTGGATCTCGGTAGGGCGCAGCCGGCGGGAGTTGCTGCGCCGGGACCTGCTCTCTGGCCCGCTGTTGACCCGTCTCTGCTCTCGGAGAGAACCGTCCGCCCTCGTCACGTGACCGGGGCGGCGGCTGCTGGTCGTCGGGCCGCTTTTTCAGGTTGAGAGGAGCGTCCTCCTGCTTCGGAGGTTTCGGCTTCTCCATGGCCTCCGGAGGCTGGTTATGCCCCATCCGAGCTTCAGCCGGCCCTTTGCGCTCGACGCGCGCCCGCTCGAAGGCACGGTCAATCGTGTCACGGCGGCCGGCCCCGGTGGCTGGCGGCGGGGTGTTGGTCACCGGCGCCGGAGCGGAAGCCGGGTTCGGGTTGATCGGAACTTCGCTGACGGGCGGCGGAACAGGCGGAGAGGCTGAAGGCGGAGGCGGTGGCGCCGGTGCATCAGTCATTGCGCGGACCCTTCTTGCGCCGCCGCTGCACAATGGCGTTGGCCATGCGGCGCTGATCGGCCTGATAAAATTCCTTGCCGACGGATACCGGAATTCCAACCTTCTTGGCAAATTCCGGGTTATGCGCGACCGCGCGCATCAGGCGTTTCTGGGCGGGGCTTTTTGACGGCATGTACCATCAAATCCTGGATTTGTTGGTAGATGGCCTCCGCCCGGCGGCATAGTCCGCCTTGGCCTTCTCATAGGCCTCTCTGAACGCCGTGCTCAGCGGAATGTAGGTCTTCGGCTTACGGCGCAGGTTCTGATCGCCGACCTCGGTCAACCCCAATTCGCGGCCCTTGGCCCTGAAAGCCCGCTTGGATTCATAGAACTTGCCATCCACCTGCTCGGTCGGCGACATGGTATCGACGATGACATGCGGCATCGACAGGTGCGAACGGTTCATGAACTGCTCCGATCGTTCAAATCGTTCAAATCGTTCAAACCTACGGTCCATACAGCGCTAACTGCCCACAATCGGCGTATTGATTGGAAGATGTGGCCGTGATGTCCCAACGCCAATAACGGAACGTCCGCTGCGGAGCCAGATCGAAAACCCGGCGGATATTGGTCCCCACCAGCGAACTGGTCCGGGTATCCGCCACTGTCCAGGTAGACCCATTGGCGCTGCCGGATAGCGTCCAGGCCGTCCATTCATGCGGCGATGCAGCATTTCGGGTGGTCATCGCGTATTTGGCGACCGTCACCGCCGAGCCCAGATCGATCTGAATCCACTGCGGCAATGTTCCCGTGCCGGAAACCCAGGAATTGGCCTCCCCGGCCCCGAGCGCCGCAAACGGTTGAAAGGCCGCAAGCCCGCCCGAAAACTCGGACAAGGCCGACGCCACGAATGGCGCCGGGGCCGTGTTGGACGTCATGTTGGCGGGCGACACCAGCGGCCCGGTGATCACCACCGCGCCGCTATAGATCACCGGCAAACCAAACCCATTGCTCACCTTGGTGACACGCAACCCCCGACCATTGGCGGCCTCGATCACCGGCAGAGCGCGCGCGGTCACCTCAACCACCGGCAAGCCGCCGGCTCCAGTCGTCACCACAGGCAAAGGCATCAGCTAAAATTCCAAGCGACTGCACCGCTCGTATCCGCGCCGGTCACAACCGTCACCAAGCTGGTACCGGCCGTCGCACGCTTGGGGGCTGCGGCCACTGTCACCTGAGCCGGGTTGATCACAGCCGTGACCTGCGCCACGCCGTTCACATACACCACGGTTCCGGCCGTGAATCTCGCGCCGTTCACGGTCAATGCGACGGTGCCACCGCCCGATGGCGTCGGGTTTGGCGCCAGGCTGGTGATGTAAGGCGTCCCGCTGGATGGGTGTGATGTGTTCGGCGTGGAGGTGAACACGCCCTGCACGGAGATGGATTGCGTCGGGCAGGCGGCCACGCTTCCCGGTGCAGTAACAACAACGACCGTCCCCGTTGCCTCACTGATCGGACCCGAGCCGCCGCCGATCGGCGAGGAAATCACCGTCAACGCCGCCGGCGTGCCGGCTGGAGCGAACAGGTTGCAGTCATCGGTATAAGTCGGCGGACCGCGACCATTCGGGTTCGTGGCCATGGAGTAGTTCGGCGGCGAACCGCACGGCACGTAACTAATATTCGTCGGGGGCGACGGGTTGACGATCGTCACCGTAAAAGCCGAGCCGAGCAATGCTGGCGCCGCCAGCGGATCGATGTTCGGCCGATCACGTTCCGCGACACTCCGATCGTGATCCCGCAAAATCTCGCCGCCGATTGCTGGTTCCTCGAACATGGGACCCTCCTAAGCTCGGGTACAGGAAGCCTCATGGTTCCTGTACCCGATAGCCATCATTTCCTCTAGGCCTTCGGCCCCGGTGTTCCACCTGTGCCAGGGAAATATCCCCATCCGAACGCCGGCGCGAAGCCCCAGCCACCCTCAGGCGGCGGCGGCTTGACGGCGCCATCCGGCGGCGGCGCGGTCGGCATCGGCGGCAACGCCGGAAGTTGTCCTGGGGCCGGCGGCGGGCCGCCCGGCCAAACCCCAGGCTGTCCAGGCAAGCCCTGGTCGGGGCGCCCCGGCGATGGCCAGATCCCGGGAGGCTGTCCACCCGGAGCTATGGGATGCGACGGGTAGCCAGGTGAGGGCCAGATGCCGGGAGGCGGACCGCCTGGCGCTATGGGATTCGTCGGAAGCCCTGCTCCGGGCCCCCAGATACCGAGCGGAGGCCCGCCGGGGGATGGCCCCCCTCCAACGCCGATATCGGAGAAAAACAAAACGCCTTGGAACGTGACCGGAATCGCAGCCATAAGATAACCTCTCCTGCTGGGGTGAAAAAACCGTGCAAAGCGCTGCTCAGGATACAGCCCTACGCTTGCCATACAACGGATGGATGGCGCGCGACCATCAACTTGGACTCTGGGAATACTTGGTGACAGGCGGAAAGCGCGCCATGGCAGTGTGGCACCGGCGCGCCGGCAAGGATGAGATCGCCCTGCATTTCGCCGCCGTCAGCGCGGCCAGACGGGTCGGGAACTATGTGCACTGTTTGCCAGAATATGGCCAAGGTAGGAAATCGATCTGGACGGCCATCAATCCGCATACCGGCAAACGGCGCATTGATGAAGCGTTTCCGGTCGAATGGCGCGCCAGCACCAACGATAATGAAATGTTCATCCGCTGCATCAACGGATCGACCTGGTCCGTCATCGGCAGCGACAACTACGACACCAGCCTGGTCGGCACCTCGATCGCGGGAGTGACCTTCAGCGAGTATGCGCTCGCTAACCCGAGCGCCTGGGCCTACTGCCGGCCGGTCGTCGAAGAGAACAACGGCTGGGCGATCTTCATCACCACGCCACGCGGACGAAACCACGCCTATGAGATGTTCAAGCACGCCCGCCGCGCGTCGGGATGGTTCTGTGAGCTGCTGACGGCGCACGACACCGGAGCGCTACCGCAAACGCAGCTCGATGATGCCCTGGCGGAATATATCGCGCTCTATGGAATCGATGCCGGAACAGCCCAGTACCGACAAGAGTACTTGTGCGACTGGGCGGCGGCGCTGCTGGGAAGCATTTTCGCGCGTGAGATGGCCGATGTCCGCACCGAGGGCCGCGTCTGCGAGATCAACCCTGTCCCAGGCGTTCCGGTCAACCGGAGCTGGGACCTGGGCATGCGGGACGATACTTGTATTTGGTTCTTCCAGGTGGTCGGCACACAGGTCTTCCTCCTGCATTGCCTGTCGACCTCGGGCGCCTCGCTGGAGTGGTGGCGCGACGAAATCGCGCGTGTACACACGGAACACGGCTGGATGCACGGCTCGGACTACGTGCCGCATGATGCCAAAGTGCGCGAATTAGGCACCGGGCGCACGCGGGTCGAGACGATGAAAGCGCTCGGGCTGGCGCCGATCCTGGCACCGGATGCTTCGTTGCTCGACGGCATCAACGCCGTACGCCGGACGCTTCCGTTCTGCGTGTTTCACCCGCGCTGCGAGACCGCCGGGCTTCCTGCGCTGGAGCAGTATCAGCGTGAGTGGGACGACGACAAGAAATGCTTCCGGCAGAACCCGCTGCACGACTGGTGCGCCGATCGTGTCGACAGCTTCCGATACCTGTCGCTATCCTGGAAAAAGGCACCAGCCAAGCCGATCAAGCTGCCCAAACCGGACGGATGGTATATCCCGCCGCCGGATGATGGCCGGCGCAAAGGGCTGGTCCTGTAACAAGGAGTCGTCATGGCCAAACGCAGCAGCCGGCCGCCGGCCGAGGTCGATATCCGGCATGACGAGCTGGAATTCGACCCCTCGATCGAACCTAAAAGCTCAAAAGCCTGGCTCAATCTCTTGATTGAGAGCGAGAAGGCTTTCGAGGACTGGCAGGACCACTGCGACAAGATCGATAAAGTCTACGCCTCGCTGGAACGGCTCTCGATGCAGGGTCGTGACAAAGAGTTCCAGATGCTATGGGCCAACATCGAGGTCATCAAACCCTCGATTTACGCGCGGCCACCGAATCCGGTGGTTACGCCGAAATTCAAAGACCGCCGGCCGATCTGCCAGATCGCTTCCGAGATGATGGAACGCTGCATCAAGGTGGCGTTCGATCGTGTGCATATGGCCGAGCTGATGAAGCAAATTCGCGACGATGTCGTCTTACACGGTCGCGGGGTGCCGTGGTGCCGCTATGAGAGCGGTAAAGGCGGCGGCGGGTATTACGACAGCGAACGGGTTTGCATCGATTACAAGCACCGCAAAGACTTTCTGCACAGCATTTCACGTTGCTGGTACGAAGTAACCTGGGTCGCCGGCGCCAGCTATCTGACCCGAGCCCAGGCCCGCGACCGGTTCTACAAATACTCAGGGACCAGCTACCAGGACGCCGAATACAAAGTCGATAAAGACTCGCAGGCGATCGGCGGCGCCGATGCGCGCGAGCGGGCGAAATTCTGGGAGATCTGGCACAAAGAGGAACGCCGGGTGGTCTGGGTCGCCGAAGGGTGCGAAGACATTCTCGACGAGGAAACGCCGCCGCACCTGGATCTAGAAGACTTTTTCCCGTGCCCCTGCCCGGCCTATGGCACGCTGCAACGCGGATCATTGGTCCCGGTCCCGGACTCGATGCAATACAAGGACCAACTGGACGAGCTGAACCTGCTCACCGGGCGCATTCACGCGCTCTCGGACGCCCTGGAGGTGAAAGGTTTCTATCCCGCCGGCGGCTCGGAGATCGCCGAAGCGGTCGAGACCGCGGTCAAGATCAAGAACCCCGGTCGCGTGCTGGTCCCGATCAACAACTGGGCGGCGTTCGGTGGCTCGAAAGAGGTCATCATCTGGATGCCGATCGACATCATCGCCCAGACGATCACGACCTTGATCACGACCCGCAAGCAAGTCATCGAGGATGTTTACCAGATCACAGGCCTCAGCGACATCATGCGCGGATCGACCGACGCGCGCGAGACACTCGGAGCCCAGCAGCTCAAGTCGCAATTCGGCTCCAGCCGCATCAAGGACAAGCAGCTTGAGATGGTGCGCGTCGCGCGCGACCTGACGGTGATCGTGAGCGAGATCACCACCGAGAAATTCGCCACGCAGACACTGGTCGAGATGGCGCAGATGCAGATCCCGACTCAGGCCGCGCAACAGCAGCAGGCTATGAGCATTCAGCAGCAGATCGCGGGTATCCTACAGAAAGCGCAACAGGCCTCGGCCGCGCCAGGCGCCCAACAAATGATGCAGCAGAACCCGGAGCAGGTGCAGCAGATCGTGCAACAAGTGCAGCAGCAGGTCGCACAGCTCGGGATGCAGATTCAGAAGATCACGGCAGAGCCCAACCTGGAACAGGTTCTGGGGTTCCTGCGCGATAACCGGGTCAAATGCTTCACGCTGGATATCCAGACCGACAGCACCATCATGGTGGACGAGAAAGCCGAGAAGGAGGCCTCGGTCGAGTTCCTGGGGGTCCTGGGCACGTTGCTGCCGCA